ATCATCAGTTATTATTTTTTGTAATATACCTTTTAAGTAATAAGCGTGGTATATCACCTCTTTGTTATTCTCAATCTTAGTAAAATGTTTAACTGAGTCAAACATAGGTAAGATTGAAAAACTTTTCCCATTAACCAAAACAGCACCATGACCTTCACAGTCATGGCACTCTTCGTATGGTTTTTCAAAAGCATCATAAATATGAATGATGCCCGCACCGTCACAAGTTTTGCAAGTAATAAATTCTTTCATTATGCAGACCTCTTAATATATTTTCCTGTTTGTATATCAATGTAAGGTTTAGCAAAAATTTCACATGATCTTTTTAAATCATCATCAAAACCTGCATTAAAAAATTCATCAGCATAAAACCATTTTTTTGGATAATTTTGATAACAAATTTTTAAAGCTGATTGGTAATCTTTTGCCTTTACATTAACAACATTTTTTCTTCTGCCCCAATGTGTAATTATTTCAAAAATATATTGTTCCATTATTGAACCTCCCCGTCATAAATAATTGTATAAAGGCTATCGCCAACTTTGTTAATCATAGCCCTAGTAGATTTAGAATTATTAATTACAAAACCGGTAGCCCATACAGGACCTACTTCTGATTGAACAATATCGTTGCCAATAATTCTTGAATATAAAATTTTAGCAGATGAATACATAACCATAAGAGCATCATCTTTAGTAAGCGTATTTAAACCTTTGTTAAAAGTTTTACCCTTAAATTCAAAGGTACGTTTTTTTATAGCGTGAGTCATTTTTTGAACCTCCTGTTTGTTCATGGTTAAACCTTACTCTTTTTTGCAAAAATACAAAGCGTTTTTTTAAGATTTTGTTAAGGTTTTTTTGACTTATTATATATATTTTTTTTCCTTTATTTTCAGTATTTTTTACTATACCCTGCGTTTAAATATAATTATTAACATTATATTCCTCCTGTTTGGGGTAGGTCTTCTAGAGGCTTACCCCTTTTTTTTTGATTTCTTTTTTGTGAATTTTGATTTAATTCTAATTATAAACAGGAGTACTAAATGAAAAAACTAATCTACAAAATTAATTATAAAAATGGTGAATTTGAATATTTTACTTGCTATTCAAGGTTCGATAAAAGCGTTGTTTCTGATAATGAACGCTTAAAAAAACTTGGTGTCTTTAAGTCAATAGAATTTGTTATGACTGAGGCTCAACTTCACGCTCAACAAAATAAAATTTTTAATTAGGGGGAATTATGTCTAAAATGCCTAAAATGAATCTATGGATTGATGCGTTTAATTCAGATACATGCTTTCTAACTAATGAAGAATTAGGAATTTATTTTCGTTTGATATTTTTTGCTTGGTCAAGGGAAGCCTATTTACCTAATGATAAAGAATTTATTTATTTGTTAGCACCTCAATCTAAAAAAGAAACTGTCGATAAAATTTTAAAATTATATTGGACTTATGAAGGCTCTGATGATGAACATGGTTTTTATCAGAAAAGATTAAAAGAAGAATATGAAAGAGCCGTTTCAATAACTGAAACAAATCGTCAGAATGCTAGCAAGCGTTATGCGACCGCAGAGCAACCGCAAAGCGAACGCACTGCCTCTATATCTATATCTAATTCTATATCTAAATCTAATAAAGATATTATAGATAAAAATTTTGATAAGTTTTGGGAAGACGTTTGTTATAAAATCAGCAAGGGTCAAGCAAGACGTAATTATCATAAATTACATAAAGATTGGTGGGAAGAACCTCAGACCTTAGCAAAAAAATATAATAATTATTATAATTCACTTAAAGATAAACAATATGCTCAATATCCAAGTACATGGTTAAACGCTGAAGGTTTTTTAAATGAAGGAGTAGAAATTAAAGAACAAATGACTGATGAAGAAATGAAAGATTGGAAATTTAAAGGCGATGTTGAAATGAGAAAGAAGGGGATTAAACCTTTATCTTGGTCAGTAGGTTATATTTGTGAACTTGATGAATTTATTGCGAAAAACGATTCATAAAATGAATCTTCGCCCATTCTCTATCTTGTGGTTTAAATTCTACTTCTACAAACTTGTCAATGCCTTGAGGAGCATTATCAAACTTGAACAGGCCAAGAAAAAACTTGATAGATTTATTAGTAATACCATAAACATTCATGGTTGCAATTTATTGAGTTATATTTATTTTAAAATTGTCAAAATGGAAAATCAGTTATGTCAAACCCACAAAGCTACATTATCGTAGAAAATGATGACGGTACATATACTGCATATGTTAATTTTGGCTCATGGCAATCAAAAGAGGAGGCGGAACATAATTTAGACTTAGCTATGCAAATGTTAGGCATGCAATTAACTAAATCACCGACAGTACATTAATGGATATAAAATATTATTCACCAGACGAATTAAAACCTTACGAAAAAAACCCAAGAAAAAATTTAAATGTTGATAAAGTGGCTGACTCATTAAGAGAGTTTGGATTTCAGCAACCTATTGTTGTAGACAAAGACATGGTTGTAATTGTTGGCCATACAAGATTAGAGGCTAGTAAAAAATTAGGCTTAAAAGAAGTGCCTGTTTTAATAGCTGACATTTCCCCGGCAAAAGCAAAAGCATATCGAATTACAGATAATAGATTAAATCAAGATAGTTCTTGGGATTATAAATTATTGAATTTTGAAATGGGTGATTTAATGGATAATCATTATGATTTATCTCACTTAGGTTTTGACGATAGCGAAATTGAAAAAATTGTTGCGTTTGAGCCAAAGTTTGAATCCGATAATAATAAAATAGAAAATGTATCAGTAGATGAAATACAAGCACCAATGTCACAAGTTAGAATGGTACAATTATTTCTTAATAGTGAAACAGAGCCTTTGTTTAAAAAAATGGTAGAAAAATTACAACAAATCTACGGAACATCTAATTTGACGGATACTGTTTACAAAGCATTAGAAAATGAAAACGCTAACAGTCAAGTCTAAATTATCAGAAGAACAGATTAAAGATTTAGAAGGTCAATTCCTTAATGAAAGTTATATTGATATAATTTTAGAAGAAGATACTAAAGTCGTTAATGAAGAAGGTAAACCGATTGCCGTTTTTATTAAAAATGTAATTCCTCATAATTTAGCAGAAGATGCCTATTACGCATTAAGAAAAGCAGTAGCAAAATCAAATAACAGAGGGCAGGCTGCCGGTCCGCTGCCACCAGAATTAAAAGTAGGTGATAAGCTAGACGGAATGACAATAGGAAAAATTGTAGGCGGAAATAGATTTATCCCTTTAAAGAAAGACGGAACACTTTCTAATTCACCAAAAGCCAGAGCAGTTAATTCAAGTATTATTGGATATGCTGACCGGTATGCGAGAATACCTTATTGTCGTACTACCGAATTTACATATAGACATTTTGAAACATATAAAAAAGCAGTTCCGTATATTCAATACATATCAAGATTGTTTAAAGAATATTTGCCAGACAGGTGGCAAAACCAAAAAGATGAATGGGATAAAACCCACCAAGATTTTAAAATCCAAGATACTGTATTTACCACAGTGACTGTTAATAAAAATTTTAGAACTGCCTGTCATTATGACAATGGAGATTTGCCAGAAGGGTTTGGAAATTTAGCAGTATTAGAAACCGGTAAGTATCAAGGGGGATATACCGTTATACCCAAGTATGGCGTGGCCGTAAATGTAAGAAATTGTGATTTAGCTTTGTTTGATGTTCATGAACTTCACGGGAATACTGCGATAACTTCTGACCGACCTTATGAACGTATATCTGTTGTTTGTTATTTCAGAAAAAAAATGGTCCAATGTGGTAGTGCTATAGATGAATTAGAAAGATTGAAACAAAAGCAATCTTTATGAAAATATATATACCAACTCTTGGCAGAGTTGATAATCAAGCCACATTAAAAAACCTTCCCCAACAGCTATTAGATAAAACAATCTTAGTCGTTCAGCCCCATGAAGAAGAATTACTAAAAAAACAACATAATAATATTCTAGTATTGCCAGAATCTATTAAAGGGATAGGAAAAACCAGACAGTATATCATAGATCAGTGCCAAGATGATAGATTACTTTTCATTGATGATGATTTGAAATTTCTAAAAAAAGATAGCTTAGATAAATTAAAAAATTGCTCAGATAATGAAGTAATTGAAATGTATGATTGGTTAAATGAAAAAATTAACAATGGTTATGGATTAGCCGGTATCAGCGCACAACAAGGTAATCATACCCATAAAACAACTGAGGTAATATTAAGTAGAATATATGCTATCTATTCAATCAATGTTTCCTTAATGAAACAATTACAAATTAGATTTGACGAAATAGAATTAATGGAAGATTTCAATGTTCAATTAAGATTAATTAGAAATGGAGTATTAACAATATTAAATTCATCTTTTGCTCATGCTCAAAAAAACGCTAATGCTAAGGGGGGTTGTTCAGAATTTAGAAATATAGAAAATCAATCTAAATCAGCAAGATTATTAGCAAAATTACATTATCCGTTTGTAAAGGTTGTAAAGAAAAAAACAAAATCATGGGAAGGCATGCAAGAAAGAGAAGATGTAATGATTTATTGGAAAAAAGCATACAAACAAAACATTTGAAGTGATAAAAATTATAATATAAACAAAAAACAACCCACACTCTGGGTATAAGAGGTAAAACATGGAAGAAAAGAAAAAAGTCGGAAGACCAAAGATAGAAATAAATGAAGATCAATTGGAAAAATTAGCATCAATCTTATGTACTATGGAAGAAATGGCATCATTCTTTGGGTGTTCAGTAGATACCCTAGAGCGTAATTTTGCGGATACTATAAAAAAGGGAAAAGACAAGGGCAGAATGTCATTAAGAAGATTACAGTTTGAAAAAGCACAAACAGGCAATACCACGATGTTAATTTGGTTAGGTAAACAAATGCTAGGACAAAAAGATAAGATTGAAACTAGCGAAAACAATGACCCGCTCCCATGGTCTTATGACTAATGGGATTAACCCAACCTCAAAAAACAGTCATTGACAGTAAAGCAAGGTTTCGGGTTTTAATTTCCGGCCGGAGATTTGGCAAAACATTCTTGGCCATTAACGAACTAGCAAGATTTGCTAGATACCCTAAAAAGAAAGTTTGGTATGTCGCACCTTCTTATCGTATGGCAAAGAATATCGTTTGGAGTGATTTAATAGATAGGTTATACAAACACAAATGGGTAGATAAGGTCAATCATGCTGAT